GTTAAATACGATAAATTAGTAGCAGTATTGATTCAATCAAATAAAGAACTACTTTCAAGAATAGAAGCTTTAGAAGAAAAAATTAAAAATTTATAAAAAGTAGGTAGGGGAGTTAATCTTCCCTACTTATATTTAGTTACAATTTTAAAGTTGCTGTAACCTTCCTTTTTATATAGACGTGACCAAGTCACGAGAATTTTCAAATCTTCTGGGTAGTCAGAATCAGTTGTGGACTCTTATTTTACTTAGGACTCCTGAGACTAAGTACTCCTTGTTTTTTTACGGATGGGGGAGTAATTCCCACCTCTCTTCTCTGGTTTGAAATTAAAGTTAATTTTTGCCGGAGAGATTCTTTGGTCTACCCATCAGACCGTGATTGGTTCGTACCGAGATGACCCGATAGTCTCCATCATCATTTGGTAAGGAGTGAACTCCTCACATGTCAACACACTTTTCATGATTGAAGGGGAGAACCCAGATACTAACGCTGTTCCCGTTTCATTAGTTGAAGTGGGGAAGTTGTCATTTCTAGAGTTTAAGTTCCAGTAAACGACATCTGGCATTTTATATCCAGCATCTTCATACATCCCTTTAATCATTTGTTGTGCGGTTGGATTCCAGTCAGTTACCCCATCCCAATTACAACCTCTACTTTTACCTCGAGCCATATCAAATTCCATATCTGATAGAATCAATACCTTTGTTGGCATTTCATCTTGTGAAACTCGATGTTTGACCGCTTGGTCTAAAATCAATTTAAAGGTCGCTTCTAGGTTGGTGTTCATACCCCAGTCCGCTCGTGCTAGTTGGGACATTCTATCACTTAAGTCACCATTAAGGACTTGTAGTTTAGGTCTCGCAGAGAACGTTATAAACGTATCTTTGAACTGACCCAAGTTTCTTTCCGAAATGTATAAACCTAAGGAGATGGCCACATCCATACAAGTAAGGTTAGGATTATTTCCCGCTGAACACCCCATTGAACCTGAAACGTCAACTACTGGTAAAATTCTTTCTTCGGAACCTTCCATATAGTTAGGTAAAGCTTTCCATTGTTCACTCGCGACATCAGAGTCACCGAACTTGATGGACTTGGTAATGTCGTAAGGGTACACCGCTGACGCGTTGATTTTGGTAGTTCCTTTCTTCAAAGATTCTACATACTCACGATATCTTTCCCCATCATTTCTATGAAATGCTTTTTGGTATCTAGATGATGCCAAGGATGGTAATTTAGAGTAATCAATATTCTCCCATTCCTTAGAACACATACTGGTTTCCACCACATTAGTTAATCCTACTAAAGTTTTACGGTACTCTTTAGGTGTCATATTCATGTACCTTCTAATAGTATTCGCTTTAACTCCTTTTCTAGGCATCCACTTTGCACATAACCCATCTTTGTTTTCCAAAGCAGTTTTGATTAAGTTTAGTGGTTCCAACCAACAGTTAGCACTACCGATAAGAGTCAATATATCATCCCATCTACCGTATTCACTAATCAAGTGAACGTTTTTATTTAGTACATCACTGTGATTTTTACATAACCAACCTAGTAAGTCTCTAAAAATTTGTCTTTCACCTGCACCACCTCTTACGTCTCTTGCCCAGAATAAAATTTTCATGGCTGTTAGAGCGTCTTCGTTGTACGCTTTAGAGAATTTAGAAACAAGTCTCTTTTTGTCCATACCTCTCATCGCACCTATCTGGAAGAATAGGTCTACACAGTGATTCAAACTAGATGAGTTAGTAGTCATCCCGTTCTCTGTTACTGTGTCTTGTGTCTGAAGTGCGTCTCTTAAATTCATAATTTTTAAAGTTAAAGTAATTTTTGATTAGTACTATAAGTAGTCAGTAAAATAGTAAAAGTCACTAACGTTGTATAATTATATAAAAAAATATCCCCCTGTCAACCCCCAGAGGGATATTTTTTTTATTATCCCTCGTGCATCCTACACTTTTCCATGAACCTCTCAAGATTCTCAATCTTGTCATTGGCTGCCGCAAGTTTTTCTAAAGCCGTCATAGCTTCTTCTACTTGTTGTGGGTGTTCACCAATACCTACACTGTTCATCATGTAGTTATTAATTGTGAATTCAGCTTCTGCTTTTTCAGCTTCACACTGGGATTTAAGTGCGTTGTACATTAATTGTCTTCCATCCATTTTTTAATAATTTAATTTGATTCTAAAAATATTGGTCCGTGATTTCCGAAATAACCGTCAGCTATATTATAATCGTAAAATTCTCTAGCTTCATTCTCACTCATACCATCACGACCAATAAGTGTTAATATAATATTATTTATAGAATAAATCAATCTAGGTTCTAAATCTTTAGAGTAACCTATTCCAATCACAGCTTCATCTAATCCATCTAAAACTATAGCTTCAGGATTTAATTCTACAATTTTATCTATTACTGGATTTTCTTTTGTCATCATTTATTCTATTTGATATAATCATAATAATAATAAATGAGATTGACAAGTATTAGTGGAAAGAAACAAATCCGTTTTTTGAAGCTTTTTCAAAAGCCTTTTTCCATTCCTCATATTTAGATAAAAACCATCGATTGTCATCTACATCATAGGATTTGATTGGGTGTATTTTAAGAAACCACTTATCAACCTCTTGTTTGATATTGTTTTCGTAATTAACAAAATCATTATAAAGTTTTTTACTTATGTCTGGTCCTATTATACCTTCTGAATCTGAAAAGTTAATTAATTCTAAAAAGGGTGGACTGTCTGGTTCATAAAGTTGGTCACTCATAGTTTGCCACACTTCTTCAGCTCCTCCTTCATATCCTGCAGCTAATGCAAGGTCATTTCTCCAATCATTATACCCTGAATAACTTCCTGCTCTGAGATAACCACCACCTTCTCGTGGGACTTCATACCACCCAGGTTCTAAACCTTTCATATGTCCACCGAAATAACTTCGGTCTGGATGTATATAATATAAATAACTGTCGCCATCTCTACTATTTTCCCAATCCTCGTAGGCCTGGTTAAATGGTTCTACACCTTCTGGTACTTCCTCATCTGGGATACGTTTTACGTCTGAATAATATGAAATATCTAAACCCATTATTTCATCAATAATTTAATTTTATCAACACCTTCTTCTATCTCATCAAAATCTGTATCAGGACTTAAATATGTCTTTGTTCTTTCTTGATGGTCAACTATACATGCGGTTGGGATGTAGTCTGTTTTAGCTTCTTCACTTACTTTTTCCCACTCTTTGTCATATCTTTCTATGTCCCTAACTAAAAATTTAATGTTATTTTCTTTTAACATTTCTTTCATTTTAGTACACCAAGGACACCCTTCTTCTGAATATAATAATAATGTTTTCATTTTAATTTAAATAATAATTAATTTTATCTGAATAGAAAGTTTTATCTCTTAGACCAACCACTCTTTCAACTTCTTCACCGTTTTTATATATGATAACAGTAGGTATACTTCTTACCCCATATTTTGATGGTGATTCTGGATTTTCACTAATGTTAATTTTACCTATAAATGCTTTATCTTTAAAATCTGTTTCTAATTCTTCTATGGTTGGACCTAAAATTCTACAGGGTCCACACCATTCAGCCCAAAAATCCACTAACACGACTTTATTGTTTTCTAAAGTATTATTTAAAGTATTATCTGTTAATTCCATAATTATAAATATTCATTTAATTTATCTAGTGCCTCTTGGGGGGTATCAAAATCTCTTCCAGCAGAAATATACGTAGAATCAGTTTTATTTTCGACCAGTATAGTGGGTGTGTACATTATCTTATCAGGAAAAAGAGTTAGTTGTTCTTTCCTAATACTTTCCCACAATTCTAAGTGTTTTAATACTTCTATGGTTTTATAAGATATTTTATTTTCGTTTAATTTTTCTTTAAGGGCCACACAAGTTTTACAATCCCACTGACTAAATAAAGTTATTTTCATTCTTATACTTCTATTGTTCTAAATTTATTTTCTGCTTTAATAAGACTTCCATAAATAGTTTTTGTCAATAAGTAAGGGTCAGCGTTACTAGCTGGTCTCCTATCTTCCAAATAACCTTTCCAATTATTTTCTACTGTAGAAATAGGTATACGAATACTTGCTCCCCTATCACTAACACCATAACTAAATTTATCTATGTGTTGAGTTTCGTGTAGACCAGTTAGTCTTTTTTCATTTTCTTCACCATAGACTTTAATATGTTCTTGGTGACTCTTACCCATTTCTTCACATATAGAATTAAACATTTCTTCACCTCCAACTTCTCTGGTCAAATCACTTGAAAAATTAACATGTAATCCAGAACCATTCCAATCACCTTCTACTGGTTTAGGTTTGAAATCTACTCTTAAATCATACTTTTCTGTTAATCTCATGAGCAAAAATCTGGATAACCATAGTTCATCACTAGCCTTTTTAGCACCTTCAGCGAACAACTGGTATTCCCACTGACCTAACATTACTTCAGCGTTAGTTCCAGTAATATTAAGATTTGCCTCTAAACAAACCTGTAAATGTTCTTCTACAATATCACGTCCAACTACATTATTTGCTCCTATACCACAGTAGTAATCACCTTGTGGTTTAGGGTAACCTTCGGTTGGGAACCCTAATGGGTTATTACCTGTTTTACTTAAAATATATTCTTGTTCGAATCCAAACCAGTATTGGTCGTCTTCCACTAATGTGTGTCTGTTATTTGACTCGTGTGGTGTACCATCTGAATTTAATACTTCACACATAACTAAGTAACCGTCTAGTCTTTGTGGGTCCATAATAACATGAACTGGTTTTAGTATACAATCAGAATTATTACCAACAGCTTGTTTTGTGGATGACCCATCAAAACTCCAATTAGGTAGTTCTTCTGGACATGGTATTAATCTACCATTATATGCCATAGTTCTTTTAGTCTGCATTTTTGGATTAGTCATGGGGTCATAATCCCATACCTTAGTTTTACTTCTTAATTGTTGTGTTGGGGAATTTCCGTCCAACCAAATATATTCTAATTTTACTTTCATATTATTTGTTATAAAAAATTTATTTCAATAAAATATATTAAACCTTTTTAAAAAGGTAAATCATCAATTATGTTATTTTGAAGATTATGTCTTAAAGTTGTTGGTGGGATGTTATTTATAACAATTTCCTCGTTATTTAAATATGTGTCTGTAAGTGGTTCATATTTTAATACGTTGGTGTGGTTTGTAAGACTGTTAGTTATTTTAATTACAGGTCTGGCGTTATTTTTAGGTTTACACACATAATCTAAAAATTCTTTTCTTACTAGTCTCATAACAACTTCCCAATCATTTTCAGGGTTTTTATTATACTTCATCCTAGCTTGAACTAAAGATGGAGCGTCGGAATAATCTGTGATGGGTACAGAATAATTAGTTTTTGATTGTGTGACGAATTCACAAGTCATTCTTTCCATTCCATTCTCATGGTCTTTTCTTATGGAAACTATAATACTTTTATATTTGTCCAAATAAGTTCTCACACAATGATGTTGTACTTGCCCTTCTTCAAAGTAATCATTATCGTTCTTTAAAACCTTAACAAAGTACTTATCTCCATCCAACTGTATGGTATTTTCCATATGGTTTAAAAAACTATTAGGGTACACATAATTAACTTGGGTTGTTCTTTCACACTCATGGAGTAGATTAGACCATTCACTATGTTCGTCATTAAAATCGTCGATAGTCTTACATTTAATTTTTTTATGTATTCCGTACTCCTGTAATTTTCTTTTAGTCCTTAAATGGTCTAGTAGTAAATCTATAAAGTTATAAACTTGGGTACATTTAAAATTATTATAAATTTTAACTATGTTATTTTTTTCATATTTGGATAAGTCATTACTCTGGTCACCAATCAAAAGTTTACATTCGGTAAATTTATTATCCATAAAATTATTACTTTTTGCGAGTATGATTGGGTCTATTCTTTTTACACTGTCTTCACCCAATATGTATTGTAAAACATTTAAGTCTGTTACATTACACTCAGAGTTAGTGTTAAGCAACTTGTTATAGAACTTCCCATTTAAATTTCGTTCATTTAATATAGTATGGATTAAGTTCATACCATATTTTCTTAATTTTTTAATTCCTGGATAGTGTTTTAATAAATAATAGTTATAGTTGTTGGGTGTTTTAATCCCCCAAACTTTAACAAACCACTTAGTGATTATTTCACCTATTATTCTACCAGGTGATGTGTTTAATTCAGAATCAATTTCTATTTTTAATTCTAATTCATTTTTTAATTTTGTTAAAACTTCTGAATGGGGAATTACTGGAAATAATTCATTTATGGTTTTTTTTATTATAGGATGAAATAAAGGTGAGTGTGGATTAGTAAATTTCAGAGGGTAAATTACATTTACTATTTTAGAAAAGTCATTCTTATAAGTTTTCGTAATCCTTCGTCTGTTTTTAAAAGTAGAAATTGTTATATAAAAGTTTTTACTTTTTAAATTAAAAGTTATGTGTAAGTCTGACATTTCTTTAGAGAAATACCTGTGACCCACACTTCTACTTTTACGAAAATTAAATAATGACAGTTTGACCTTATCTTCATTTTTTTCCAATACCAAGGTAGTTCTTCTAACTAAAGCACTATTAACTATTTTAACTGATTCTTTTAACCATTCTTTTTCTTCTAACTCAATAACATCACCACACGGAGTAAAGTACCCTACCTCCACATGTTTTATTTTATTTTTGTTTATAACATAAGGGACACTAGTCTTACCTCCAGATATTGGATGTAATGGTATGGTACAGATTACATTGAAGTCTGTATCAAATATTTCTTTTTGTAATTCATGAGAAGAAGTGGGGATTATATTATAACTTTCGTGGGGTAGAAGTTCGAATTTCTCCTCAACATGTTTAAATATTGTACACCATTTAGTCTTTTTACTACTCATAAAACAAATATAATTAAAAAATTATTTTAAAACAAATTAAATTTTTTATCGTAAAAAATTATTTTTTTCATTTAATTATTAGAATTAACACAAAAAAAAATTACAGTATAGTTTAACTACAAAGTTAATTTTAATGTTTTCTATAGAAAATACGATAAAAAAAATATCACTACAAAGTAAATTTTACCACATTTTTGACTTAATTATTTGTGTAGTGTGAATATAATAACATTTTTTTTCATACTAGTACGAAGCACGTGTATGTACCTAAACCTTTAAAAAAAAATACAAAATGGAAAATGTTTTTGGTATGGTTAAAGGATTTTTTACTGGAATATCTGATTTATTAGTTACTTTTTTATCAGTAGGGATTTTAGTCCAAGTTTTATTTGGTGGCCCTGTATTTGGTATGGATGTAGTTGGTAATGTTACCACCCTTATCGATTCCTTAGGTAACTCTGGATTTGTAGGGTTGATTGCGGTTATTCTATTGTTAAAAATCGTAGATAAAAAATAATTATCATAAAAAACCCTCCAGTAGGAGGGTTTTTATTTTACATCTAATTACGATACATACTCTTCAGCCAATGTCCAAAGTTTTTTATTGACGTTAAGTCTTTGGTCGATATTTGTCAACTCTCTCACAGTTTGTTGTCTACCAGAAGCCAAGTAATATGTCATACCACCTCGAATGATTTTTTCTTGAATGATGTTGAAAACTTCCCAGAGTTTATCTCCTTTGTCTTCACCTCGAGTAGGCTTCAAAATTTCAGAAACTGGAAGGTAGTCTTGGCCATCTTTCCAACGAGTCAAAATAGCTTTTTTAGCGAAATCTTTTTTAGCTGTCTCACTTAGTGTTGTTTTTTTGAAGTCATCAACACAACCCATGATTGAGGGGATAGATGAAATTACTTTGTCCGTAATTTTTTGAACGTCTTCCAATTTATACCACTGGTGTTTAATCTTTACTTTTTCAAAAGTTTGGTCAGCGATAACCAATCCGTTGGAACATACCAATCTGAAAAGACCAGCGTGAAGGTTAAAAGCATTTCTTCCGTCATGTGAATTGGTTAACACGATTTCAGGAACAATTCCATCTACCATAGGGACATCCGAATTTCTAAATCTCAACATATGTTTAGTAAACATTCCTTGTCCAGACCTAGAATTTCTTTGACTAGCACTGTAAACTTGCCAACCACCTTGACCCAAATCGGACATGATTTGTGTAGTGGGGATAAAACTGTATTTATCAGATACTTGGTTTGAGGGTGCTGTTGCGTAAACAGAGGGAGCTACTGTTTCGATGTAAGATTTTGTTAGGGGTTCCATAATTTTTTCTACCATTTTTATTTATTTTATTTAAAGTTATCTTTATGATTACAGTACAAATATAAAAAATTATTTTTGTAATACAAATAAAAAAGTAAAAAAAAAATGAGTTTTCATAAAAGGTGGTTAAGTAGAGAAAAAATTATCAAAAGGTTTGATGAAAGAGGTTTATTAGGTGTACAAGAGTACATTGGTAAATCTGACGCTCTAATATGTGAAGATTCTTTATCGTCAGACATTGTGAATGTATTGTTAGATGAAAAACTAAACTTACCTGAAAAATGGGCTGAAATATCAGAATTAATATTAAAAGAAAAAAATGAAAGAGAAAGAACTGTTATCTAAACTAGAAAATTTATTAAATGAAAAGTATGAACCAATATTGGTGATTCAATTATTAAGAGTTCCACCACAGGAAGAATTACAAGCTTTCGCCAAAAGTCTTTCTGAACAATTTGGTTATAAGGTATTGGTGTTACCTGGGGACATAGAGACGAAAGTAGAATTGATTAGTGTACTTAAAACAGACGTTAAAAAGGTTGAGGACTTAACTAATAGAGTTCTAGATTTGATTGGTAATTTAGAAAAAGAATATAAGGATGTGTTAATGCCAATAGATAATGACGATGAAAAAAACTAACGATAGTTTGGTGGACCACCCAAAACACTATGGTGGAGAAGACAATCCTTACGAAGCTATAAAAGTTATTGAAGCGTGGGACCTAAATTTTAATTTAGGGAATGTAGTTAAGTATATTTCACGTGCTGGGAAAAAGGATGACATTAAACAAGATTTAGAGAAAGCTCTTTGGTATCTAAAAAGGGAGGTCGAAAAATAATCATTATTACTTATTATAGTATTTATAGGTATGAAACTTATAAATCAACTTACTTTATTAATCGAAGAGGAGTCCGTTAATTTTTATGATTGGAATAAAAAGTCTGCGGGACAACCGATGTTTGATTATTTAAGGAAAAATGAAGGGGATGTAAAAGGTAACCACATACCTTATGTTTATGATGATGGAGTAAAGTGGGTTTATAATAAACACAAAAAGATGAAAATGCCTCCTAAGTATACTGGAGGAACTACATACGGTACTTTAACTATAGGGTGGGGAACTACCGACCCATCAGTTATCGAATCTTATATGGGTAAAACAATGAGTGTGAGTGATGCCGAAAAATATAGTAGACCAGATATCCAAGATGCGGCTAATTGTATCAAGAGATGGCAAAGTAGTGCTGTTGATACAGACCATAACGAGAGAAAGTTAACCACTAGTATGTACATAGCGATGGCAGATATAGCTTACAATTTAGGATGTACTACATTTAGAAACACTAAGGGGATATCTAAAATTGAAACTGGTAAATTTAAAAGTGCTCAATCTTGGATTAGAAATGATTTAGATTGGGGTCATCCTGAAAGAAGGAATGAAACCGCAGATTTATTTTGTAGAGATGGTGGTTGTGTAGATAACTAACTAATATTTATATTGTATGAAAAGAATAATTAAAGAGAGCGGAATACAGGATATTAATAAGATAGCTAAAAGATATCCTAAAGCTGAAATCTACTTTCACCAAGATTTAGATGGTGTAGTATCTGCAATAGCAATGAAAGAATACTTAGAAAAGTATGGTATAGATGTGGTAGATACTCATGTTATTCAATACGGTGATAAAGAATTTTCTGTAGCTAAACCTAAAGCTGAAGGAGATACAATGCAGGTTTTGGTGGATTTTGCACATGGTAAACCTATGTTCACTATACATACTGACCACCACGATAGTCAATCTGGTGTTGAAGGTGACACTTCTACACAATTTAGAGGAGCTCGGTCTAATGTTGAGACTCTTTCACAGATAGTTAGTCCACAAGATATTTTTACAAGTGATGATGTAATGAGGATATCTACCGTTGATAGTGCGGATTATGCTAAACACGGTTTAACACCTGACGATGTAATGAACTATATTAAAAAGTTTGACTCTAATGGGACTGTTCCTAGTAATAAATGGATGTTAGCACTACTAACGAACAAATTATTATTAGCTTACAAAAATAAACCTGGATTTTTAGAGAAATTAGTAGCTCAATCGTCACCTTCTTTAATGAATATTTTCCATAATATTAATTCTATAGCTGGTGATGAAAACTTCGCTACCCCAGAACAGATGGCTATTAACCAACAGGAATACATAAAGTCTCAAGAAAAAAGTGATAACTTATCATTAGATGGGAACATCATAGTACAATATGGTGGTGGTAGTCTTTATAAACCAGGTTCTTATGACCGTTACACACCTTTTAAAATATATCCAGACGCTGATTTCTTAGTTATAGCTTGGCCTATGGGATTAGTACAAGCTTCTTGTAATCCATTTAAAAAAGATAGAGCACTAAAAGGTATTAATTTAGCGGATATCGCTCAAGAAGTATTGTCTCAAATAGAACCCCAACTCAAAAAACATGAAATACCTGTTTCAGTAATAAAAAGAATTGGTGAAACTAAAGCTGATGAGAGTAGTATTGGTTTTAAGACATCAGACTTATTTGCTTTGTATAAAGACCATTTAAAGAATATGCCTCCAGTATCGTCACGTTATTATAATGATGTTGTTGATATTATAGATACACCTTGGCAAAATTTAAGTGAAAAAGAAAAACAAGTTTTAGATGTTATCACGGTTCCAGCTTGGGATGTTATTCAAGCTAACAGTGGTGGTCATAAGTGTATTACAAATATTAGTGGCCTTAATTTCTTTTCTAGAGCGACAAGAAATCCACAGGGTTCTTATAGGAAACGTGATGGACAGTCGACTCGTTATGTAGAATTTGTTAAATGGGTACAAAAAGAAATAGTTAAAAAACTTAAAGAGAAAATAGACCAGAGTTCATTAAATGAGATAAAGTATAACGTTAAGAAAACTTTATTAGAGACTTCATTAGTCTCAGACGTTCTGGGAGATTTAGGTGCAGCAGCTATAGGAGCTACAGGTGTTGTAGGAATGCCTGTTATGTTAGCTTTAATAGGTAAAAACGTGTACGAGATTAAAAAGCACAACACTGACTTAGAAATAGTACTAGACAAGTTCAAATCTAATCCTACAGCCTCTGACTTAAAAGTCATAGAAAAGGAAATGTTTACCGTGACTTCTGACCTTCTAGATTTAACTTCTAGGATAGTTCAGTTAGCTCCCGACCCAACTGGTATTAGTGACTTTGCTGCATTTGTAGGTGAACAAGGTTTAGAGAAGTTAGCTATAGACGAAATACCTAGAATACTAAATAAATTAAAATCATTACTTAATAAAATTCCTATAGTAGGAAAAACTGATGTGGTAAGAGCTATGGAAAACGTAGGTGAAGCTCATGACCTTTTGAATGAGATAGGTAAGTTTATTAAATAAATTCTAATTTATCCCCAACTTTAATACCTAACTTTTTAGAATCACCACCATTTAATTCTAGTACCTTATCACCAATACCTGTGTATGTTTGGCATACTTTAGTTTTACATGGATGACAATTATCATGTATTTTAGTTACTTCATCATTTACTAACATTATGATATCTAAAGGTATCAAACAATTTTTCATCCAAAACGACTGTTCTTGGACATCTGGAAAAATAAATAACATCCCACCATTAAGATTTTTTCTACCCATCATCCCCAAACTTTTTTGTGCTGGTGTGGCCATTAGTTGGATAGGTAACGTATTTCCATTTATTAATAATTCCATACACATAAATAGTTTTAAGTTTATATTTATTATTAAAGAAATATAAATGGACGTTAGTTTAATCAATATAGTTAATCAGAGTGGTTTAATACTTGAGCAAATGGAAGAAAAAGATTCTGCTGTTAAAAAAACTTTGATGGATTTAGGTGGAATTATAGACGGGACTTTTACTTTCGGTACAGGTATTACAGCTATGTTACCCGCGGTAAAACAATTAATGAGTGGTGTTTCACCAGAATTAACTGAACAGGACATAATGTTACTCTATATAACAGCTATGTGGATTTTACTTAATAGACATAAGGACAAAGTAGATAAGCTAATTGATATAATAAAAAATCGTGGTTTAATTTCTGGTTTATCAACAGTGTTAGATTTCTTAAAATCTGTAGAGGACATAGCGATAAAAATAGGTAACTCATTAGGGTACACAGCCAGTTCTTTAGCTGATATAGTTGCATTTACTTTTATAGCTTTTCCAATACTAGATGGTATTTTATTTTTAATGAATCAAGGATTAATTAATCCTGGCTCTCCAACAGGGTATTTAAAAAGTGTTTTAATCGGTGTGGGTATTGTAGGTTTTAAAAACATTTTTAATCATATCATTAAAAAACTGGGTGGAAAATTAAAACCTTTAGATAATGATTCTGACCTCCTGAATGAGAGTGTAGATTTCTATAAGGAAACCTTGACAATGGTTGATGACATTATGTCGGTTATAAAAAATACCATCACTGAACCTTCTAATAAAACGTATTACTTACCTGAGGATATAAGACCAGATGAAATGGTTTATGAACTAGATAACTATTCATTTACTATTGAACTTACCCTTGGTAGAGATGAGAATGTAGAGGACGAATTTAATATAGAAGCTTATTATGCTGGAGACGATGTAATAGAAATAATTTTAATTATAAATCCACTAAAGGAACCTGAAAGTTATACTCATATCGAAAATTATTTGGTTGAGTATATTAGACACGAAATAAGACATGCTGAACAAGAAGTTATGGGTACTTCACCTGATAAGACAGATGATGATTTAACTGGTTTAGCATACTATTCTCAACCTCATGAAATAGATGCACAAACTTCAGGTCTTAACGCTAGGAGAATAAAACAAAACAGGTCTTTTGAGGAGATTGTTAAGGGTTCGGTAGAAAATACAAAACTAAGATATGGATTAAGTGATGAAGAAGGTGAA